CGGATGTGCAGTTTTAAGACTATCAAATGATGTCTCATCCACTAAATAGATAACTAAGTCATTCGCCCAAGCGCCTGGATTTCTTGCAACAAATTCATGTCCATTTGCAGCAGCAGCTCCAAATCCAACATTGTCTTCGAAATGCGTGTCATTGGGTACATACATATTGTTTGCAAAAGTAAATGAGTTTGCATTTGCATTTCTGATAGTTGCAGTAACAACAGCACCGTCTGCTGGAATGGATGCAGTAGCAAATTCTACTCTTGAACCACTTCCAACAAGGGTATAGTGAGTTCCNCTTGAAAGTGTAGTTCCGCCTGCATCTACGAGTTCTAATGTCTGTCCACCAGAAACATTTACTGCTGGATTTAATGTGAAGGATCTTCTAGCAGGAACAGTAACTGTTACTGTTTCNCCAGTGAGCGGTAGATTTGATGTAAATGTGATTACATTGCTATTCGCAGCGACTGTAAAATCAGACGCTGAATAAGCACCATCAGCTGAAGAAACTGCAGTTACTAATGAGTTTGTCACTGCATATGTGCCTGGAGCTTCAGATACTAAGAATGCTGCCTGTTGAGCAATACTAATTACAACTTCATCATTGTCGTTTGCAAACAAACTAATTGCACTATCTGCTGGCGCAGTAGCTGCTTCATGTACCGCAACTGTTGAGAGCGTTGGCATATAGAATACTTTATATAGTTTGTGATCAGTTTCTGAACCAGCAGACATTGTAATATCTGTTCCGCCAGTATTTGTTGAATATGTATATGTGTCGCTAAGAACAACATCTGCACCAGAAACACTTTTTACATAGTATGTTGTCGAATTAGTAAGTCCAGTTGCCTCTGGTGTTCCAGAGTCTTTGTATACTACAACATCACCCTGTGCTAGTCCATGACTTGCATTAGTTAATGTGATTGTGTTTCCAGCAATAGCTGATGCNTCGAACTGACTTCCATANTTTTCGAAGTAATGTCCATGTGATGCTCCAGTTCCACCTGCTCCAGANTCTGCAGCGTTTGCATCTGTNTGTCTAGTGTATAGTGGAGAAAAGAAACCGCCAGTTGTGAATTGTGTTCCAGNAGTTGACCACGCCTTGTTNGCATCTGAATGTATATACCATGGGCCGGAATTTGAAGTATTACCGATCTCATCAGCTAATGAAATCTTAGTTGTTCCGCCGTTTGCACTACCAGATTCGCCAAGTGACCAACGAGATGCTGGTAATATACCACCAGTTTCTCCTGTACCTCTGATTGAAACTGTGATATCTGACGCAGCGAGATCTCTTAGATTTGTATCAGTTCCTGCTGCAGCTCCNTTTGTTGTTACTANTGTAGAACCATCGGTTGCTAATCTTGGAAGTAGGTATTGTGAGTTAACACCTTGAAATAGGTCAAATGCTGACATAGTTCCAGAAACTGCAGTAGTTATTGTTTGTGCAGATGAACCATAGAATGCTGTAGAAGATTCTGCAGTTCCTGTTAATGTTTGTGTTCCTGCTACAGCGGCTGAAACTGTTACTTTACCAGATACCGCATTTAATGTTTTATTAGCGTCACTGACTGCTGTATTATTTGCAACTCTTACAACTTTTATTGAGGCTGAGTATGCTAAGAAATTGGCTGCAGTGAACCAAGATTTGTAGTTTGTATCATTTGGCTCGCCAAAAATTGATTTCAACTGCTCTTCGCTGGAGACTTCTACGATTTCCCCGATAGGGCCTTTAGAAAATCTCCCAACCATAGCACCGATATTAGTGACTAAGGCTGGAACGCTTGTTGATGCATCAATTTCAGAAACGTTAACGCCAGGACTTACTTGGAATGCCATTTTTTTATCTCCTTCGATTTAATTTATAAAGTTATTTTCTATTTATTTATAAAAATTCTAAACTCACCATAAATACCTAATTCATGACATNCTCATACCATCAGCAGTCCACACATCTCCNGCATCGTCAACAAAAACTTCTGTATCATTCGATGATGTAATAAACCCAAACGGTAACATATTTTCTTCTAAATGTTTTAATCTTTCTTCATATATTTCTTTTCTGGTATCTACATCACAAAGTTCTTTGAAAAAGTTGTCAGTTGTCATCCATGAAAATAAAATAAGCGTATCAACTAAATCATCAAATTTACCAGCCTCTGCCTCATATTTATGACCTTTAGAAATAAAAGATGTTAATTCATTTATAGTTTCAAAATCTTTAATAATTAATTTGTCTTCTTCGATAAGACTTTTCATATTCATACAACCAATTTTTTTGGTTGATTTTGTTGTCCTAATTCCCATTGTTGTAGATTTTCCTGAAAATCCTGAAGAAATACTTTGTCCTTTTCTAGTGTCACTGCTGATACTTATGATATTTTCATATTCCATTTCATGATATAAGATATCACTAATCTGTTGGCCAACATCATTAATTTCTACTAGAACGAATGCTTCGTTATAGGTTTGTGCCATTCTTCTTATAATTGTAGGATACACCATTGGGGGAATGTTATTTGATCTATATGTAACAACTTGTGTATATGGAACTTGCGTGGCATCAAAAATGGAAAAAGCAGAATAGTCTCCACCTCTACCTCTTGCAACATCTACTGTCAGGAAATATACACCATCTTTCTTGGGAAATCCATAAATTTTTAAATTCCCGTCCTCTGCAACTTTTCTTGGATTTTTATATGGCATATTTTTGAGTTTAGTTACATTAATTAGAGTGTTTGTACTTCCCAAAAATTCTGTATCAAATTCTTGTCGAAACTGTTCAGCGCTAGTATTCTTGATTGTTGTCTGTTTCCATTTTTCGTCACGGCCAGGAACTTCGCTCCAGTGTACTGAAATAGGATTGTATGTATTTCTACCTTCTTCTGCGTCGACCCATAGCTTATAAAAGTGGTTCATACCCTGTGGAGTAGAAACAATAATAACTTTTGTAGATTGTCCAGATGAAATTGTAGGATATACTGAGTTAAAGAATTCTTCTGCCATTTCATTAGGAACAAATGCGAATTCGTCTAAGAACAAAATATTAAATGAACCACCACGAATTGCACTAGAAGATGTTGCGGCCGCCATAACCTTAGCGCCATTCTCTAATTCAATATTACCTTTGTTCCACGTAACAACGCCCTGCTGTAGCCACTTAGGTAGGTGCTCGTATGCCATCTGCAATCTACTCAGTAGTTCTCTAGCAGTTGCGAGTTTGTTTGCAAGCAATGCAACAGATACATCTTTGTTAAACAAGATATAATGTAAAAAGAATGCAATACATGTAATAGATTTGCCAGACTGTCTACCAATTTTACAGATGGTAAATCGATTGTCGGTAAAAGACTCGATCATATTTTCTTGAAATGGATATAATTCAAAATTTACAAGTCCTAAATCAACATTAACGATCTTAACATATTTTTTAACAAAGTATACAGGGTCTTCCATGCACTTTACATATTCTTGTGCCTGCTCCTCAGTCCAGTCTATCTGTACCCCTGCAGCTTTTAGATTTGGGTTATTCAGATAAATGTCACTCATCAGATTTTTCTCTATTCTTTCCTTTGAGTTGTTCTAGTAAATCATTGGTACTACCAACTAAGATNGCATTATTCACAACCTTCTGGGGCTTTCCGCCATCTTTAGAGTTTTCAATCTTATTCATAGTCACTTGTAGTTCTATTAAATCCTTAGTTAAATCTGCTGTAGTTTTTAATAGTTGTCCTGTAACTTCATAAGCTCTAGGATGTTCACTTTCCTTGGCCAATAACAAAAGATTTTGAAGTGCTTCTTGTCCTTGGTTTACTAANTCTTTCAAAGTTTCTCTATGTTCAGTATAATCATCTACTAAATCTTGTTTTCTAATTTCCGAATGCTTTACTTCTTCTATATTAGTTTTTTGTTTTTGTATAATTTCTTTAGAGGTTTCTTCTATTTTATTTTCTATTTTCAAAAAATCACTCAATTTATCATTTAAACGCTCTTTCATTATTCATCTCCAAAATTTTCATCAAAAGTGTTGATGAAACTAAAATTGTCTGTTGCTAATGCATCAGAAGGATTTGTAGTAATTGTATTTTTTGTGAATTGCTGTGTTTCAACTTCTAAGTCTTTGACATTGGTTACAGCGGTTCTGATTAACTTCTGTTCTCGTGGCAGTCCATATAAATGTCCAGCCATATTAAATTGTAAAGTCCAAATTAATGCTCTTCTAGAGGTATAGTCTCCCTCATAATCATCTGAATAGTCAACCGACTCCAATGATAATGCGGTATCTCTAACCACTCCTAATTCATTTGCCTCTTTGATTGGTATCATAAAGGTTGGGGTGAAATATGGTAAAATTTGTTCTATAATCTGCATCGAATCGTCTGCGTTTTTAGTCATAATAGACAAACTAAATCCAATATCATATGGCACAGGATTGTATACTACATTCTTTTTATCCGTGTCTGTTGTATTTTGTTTATGCATTTTCTGAGTTTTGGGAAGCTTTCGATCTGCAGCATAATTAAACCCAGAAATTTCAAAACTCATTCTAGGTAAAACAATAGCAGGCTCGCCTGCCGTTGTAACTTTGTTAATTCTTGATAGATATTTTTCTGTAGGGCCATAAGCAACNGGCACTCTAATTACAGACAAAACATTATCGTTTGCATCTGTCTTTTTGATATCTATGTCATTAAACATAGAACCAAATGCAATTACATAATTTCTGATTGTGTTTCTGTAAAAATATGCATTTCCTAACATCAATAATCCTCACTGAATGGATTTGTTTTAGTGAAATCTATTACACCGTCAACTGTTGTTGGAGACAATGGAACTAGTCCACTATCTGGATCTGGAGCATTATCTATTGTTGGATCTTCAACTGCTGGAGATGATGTGGTAAAGTTATTATCAATTTCTGTTATTCCAGTATTAACTGTTTCATGTGACCATGAGAATAATTCAGAGGTGATTTGATATACATGCATCTTTCCTAGCTGGAAGAATGGTACTTCATCTTCGACAAATTTTATTTCGAATACTTTATCAGTGATTGGAAAATAAAGCAAATCACCAACCAATGGGCGTTCTTTTCCAGTTACTGTGAGAAATCTTGATATAGATACCATCGTGACAACTTGATCTCTGACTTCTAAACCAAATTTAGAAAGCATATCTCCTTCACCTTCAAACCCATTCACACTTTCAATATGCATCTCTATAGTATGTGTTTCTGTGAATGAACTAAGATTGTCTTCGTTAAATATTGTGTCTTCACTTATAATTTCTCTAGGAACATATATAAAATCCTGACCATGCATCTGGATAGATTCTATTACAAGATTTCCGATCAAATCTTGTTCTGGTGCAAAATTTATAGTATTTATGTATGGATTAGTAGCCATCGATTATCCAATCATGATATCTACTGGAAGTTCATATGACAGTGACATTTCTTCTTCTAATTTTTCGATTTCCGCATTTGCCTCATCTAAAATTCTACCACCATTAAAAGTGATACCNCCAGGCAATTCTACGCCCTCATATTTTGTTAAATTTTCACCCCACTGTTTTTTAACTAGGGCCGTTGCATATCTCTTCAACCATCTATCATTCCACACATCCGTATATGTGTCTGGATTTATGACTCTAGTGACTTCTATNATAATATTTTCTCCAACACTCAACGCCTCNCCCCAATCGATATCTAAGTGAAGTTTATTGACATGCCTATTATACCTAATCGGTACTCTGCCAGTAATTATTTCATTTACCATCTGTAAATGGTCTTGTGTCAATTGATAGGTGAGCATTTCCGCACTTTGTAAGTCATACACATCATTTAAAAATAATTGATATCTAATGTCGAACATATTACCAGAAGTATTATCTGCGTGAAAAAGTGGAATAACTTGTTTGATACCAATAATATTATTACTGATAGTTATATATTTGTTATCCATATCTGTTTGAGTTATTTCATGAGCCAAATATGTATCCTCAACCGCATCATAATGATAGTCTTGATAATACTCTAGCGCATCATCAATTCTATCTTCAACTTGCTCGTCTGCTACATTAATTTGAATTACAGGAGAACCCAACTTTCTGAGACAATAAGCTTTGAAGTCGGTTCTAGATGTTACTGTGGCCATTAGTCATACCTCTTATTTTATATGACTATTTATAATTTAAAAAGTTAACCTTCTAGTGGTGCTGTTGGTGGTGTAAAGTTTGCGGTGTAACGAGCATAATTGTTTACCCTTAAATCTTGAAT